GAGCCCCCCGGGTCCGGGGCGGGGGGCCGGGGGCGGGGGCGGGGCGTGGGCGACCGACGGGCGGGCGTGGCGCATCGACGTCGAGCGGTTCGCTGCCGCGGTGCGCCGGGCACGCTCGGAGCGGGTGCGCGCCGAGGAGTCCGCCCGTGGCGCGTTGATCCCCGACAGGCTCGGTGCCGACGCGAAGGCGGAACTGGCGTGGCGCAAGGCGGCTATCGCGGCCGTGGGGCGTGGCGCTTCGCGGGCTGAGGCCGAGGCGTTGGCGTGGCGCACGATCGGTCGTCGCCCACCGGCTGTCACCCGCGGTGGGGACGTGCTGGACGGCCTGACTGGCCCGGATCGTGCACGCGAGGTGCTGCGGAGGCTCAAAACACCCACGGGAGAGGCCGCCACAGCCCCAGGAACGGGACAGAACCGGCCGACGCTACGCCGACATCGGGAGGGTTCTGAAAGGCCCGCAAATCGGCTCCCACGCAATCCGGGTTCTGAGAGGAGCGCAGCATGAGCGAATGGGTCGACTGGCTGAGGTGGGGGGCGCCCGAGCTCGCGCGCCGCGTCAACGCCCTGGACGCCTCCCCCGTGCGCCGCGGCGGTGGAAGCGTGCACACGGGGTTTGGGGCCGCTTCCCCGGCCCGTGACGCGGTGATCGCGCTTCAGCAGGACGCGCGACGCACGGTCCGTGAGCGGGAGGCCCTGCACCGTGGGGCGCTCAAGGCGGGCCTGCCCCGTCTTGGCCTGGCCGAGGGCTGCGACTTCCTGGCGGCGACGGCGGCGGCCGTTGAGGCGGCCGACTTCGAGACCCTGTGGGACACGGGGCGGGCTGTCACCCGTCTGCTGGCCCGCTGCGACCAGGTCGAGGGCCTGGCTGAGCCAGTCAGGGTCATCCGGGGCCTGGACGGGGACACGGCGTGCCCGGCGTGCTCCCACGGTGTGGCCCTGTTCGACGGCGTGCACGCGACGTGCCTGCGCTGCCGTGAGCGGTGGCTACCGCTGGTGCCGCTACTCACAGCGGCGTAACATTCACATAACACCCCTACCATCCCAAGGAGGAGCCCATCATGAGAACGAAGACCAAGCGCGTCACCCTCAACCCCAGGAACAAGAGCCACGCCCGGAAACTGGGCAAGCTCCTGTCCGACGGCTGGGTGATCGTCTCGGAGCACAAGCGGGGCCTGCTGTCGTTCAGCCCCGGCTTCGTCGACTACGTCCTGACCAAGCAGGCGTGACCAGCGGGTACAGGTGAGGGGCCGCGCCCCCCAGCGGGGGGGGGCGGGCCCGGCTCGCGGACGTGGGGTGCGGCTAGGCGAAGGCGGCGTCTGGGGTGGCGGCGGATATGCGGCCCTCAGCGCGGGCGAAGATCGTGGTGACGCTGACCTCTAGGGCCTGAGCGATGGAGGCAACGGCCTCGACGCCGAGGAGGCGTTTCGCGTTGAGGGTGTTCAGGATGGTGCTTCGGCTGAGGCCGGTGCGTTCCACTAGGGTGTCGATGGTGACCTGCTGGGCGGCGCGCTCGCGCCGCAGCTCGGCTGCAACGGCGGCGTTTAGACCCTCTGACGGGTTCCTGTCAATGGTGGACATGACACTTATGTTGCCATACGCAACCTAAAGTTTCATCTCGGTAACGAAGTTCCCAGCGTCTTGCCAGGTATGCGAGCGCAACATATGGTTTCCATATGGAAACCGAACCGCTGACCTCCCGCCTGGTAGGGGTCATTAACCGACAAATCCAGGGAAATAACCTCTCGGTTTTCTCAGTAGCAGAAAAGACCGGAATCCCTCACGTAACCCTCCGCCGCAGGCTCACTAACCACGGGCGCGGACTCACCGTCGATGAAGTCGAGCGAGTCGCCACCCACCTCGGCACAACCCCCACAGCACTCATCGCCCAGGCCGAGACCAACTAGGCCACCCACCCCCTACCAAACAAGAAGGCCCGGCAGGAGTGCCGTCCCGCCGGGCCAGTGACCAACCCCCTACCAAGAAGGAAGATCATGCCCAAGTCTAGCGCATGGGCCACGGTCGACGCTGACCAGCACGTCGCCGTCGGCCGCCCACACGCCGCCCACGGCGTCACCATCACCCCACTGGCCGAGCCCGGCAAGGACACCACCTTCGCCGTCGAGGCCACCACACCCGACACGCCCCTCACCCGCAACGGCCTGCGCGACCTCATCGCCGCCATCGTCGACGCCTCCCAGGTCGATGACCCCGAATGGGGTGACCTGAAGTGCGCGTGAACCGCTACGACATCGCCGCCTGGGTCGCCGGAGCCATCGGCATCATCGCCGCCATCTCCACCACCTGGATCGGCCAGCACATGCTCATCTGGTCCGGCTTCGCCGCCGTCGTCCTCGTCATCTGCACCGCCCTCGCCGAGAAGGAGGGCCACCGATGAGCATGAAGCTGTCATTCCGTGACTACTACGCCACCGTCGGCGACATCATCGCCCGCGACATCATCCCCCTGGACACCGAGTACCGGCACGACCGCGTGCACCCCGGCTACCTGGCGTTCCGGTCCCAGCAGGACCTCATGGGCGCTGCCCGCGTCATCGGCGGGGAAGACCTGGCCGAGAAGGTGCAGGACCAGTGGCCCCAGGAGTGGAAGGTCGTCCAGCACGGCGGATGGATGCTGTGCTGGCGGGAGGTGACCCAGCGATGAGCCGCATCGTCTACGTCCAGTCCACGGCTCACCCGGGCGCGTCCGCGTGGCCCGTCGGCCAGGCCGGCCTCAAGGTCGGTGACCGGCTCGCCGTCCAGCACGGTGACCGCATCGTCGTGGTCTCTGCCGGCCTGTACATGCTGCGAGACCTCCTCGACAACGAGGGCCAGGAGGCCCTGGAGGAGTGGGACACCAGCGACCGCGCCTGCGCGGCGTGCGCCACTGACGAGGGCACCCCGACGCACAAGGCGCTCGAGGAGGACACCGCCAAGCAGGCCAGGCGCCTTCTCACCCTGTTCGCGGAAGGTGAGCCCGCCTGCCAGGTGATCGCCCCCATGCAGGAGCGTGAGCGCGCCCTGGCCCGCATGATCAACGCCCAGGCGGCCGCATGATCCGCGTCATCACCACCCGCGTGCAGGCGCGCATGTCCTGCGACCACCCAGGATGCAGCAACACCATCCGCCTCCCCGAGAGGCCCCCAGACCTGGACCGGGACGTCGCCGACATCCAGGCGTTCCACACCACCGCCAAGCTCCTCGGCTGGACCGTCGAGGACGACGACTGGAACAGCCCCGTCACCTGCCCCAACCACACCCCTACCACTACCAAGGAGAACCAATGAGAGTCCCCACCATCTACCCCCGCCGGCAAGTCGAGACCACCGGCGTCTACTACAAGCCCGACGAGGACGACATCGACGAGCTCCAGGCCGAAAACGAGAGCCTGCGCAAACGCCTGCTGAACGCTCACGACCGCGCCAACGAGCTCGAAGACGCCCGAGACGCCGCGGTGGGCAAGAACCTGGCGATACTCGACATTGTCGTGGACCTCACCGCCGACATGGGTATCACCCTGGGGACCCGTCACCTCGACGCCCTCCCCCTTGGTGCCGTGATCCGCACAGACAGAGACCAGGCGTGGACACACATCGGCGTCGACACCGTCAGCGGCCACTCCCTGTGGCTCACCCCCACCGAGGACGAGGCATTCACCAGCGAGCAGATCGATGCGTCGTTCGCGATCGTCTCACTCGCCTGGGTACCTGGAGCGAAGGAGAGCAACTGATGAGCGGCCACTACCGGTCCTACGACGACGGCAACCCGATCGACGTCTACGAGTTCCACCTGGTGCCCGGATGGGGCCCCATCGCCTGGCTCCGCATGCGCCGCCTCCTCAAGGAGGGGTGGGAGTACGCCGGGAAGATGAACGTCGGTCTCCTCCGCACGGCCTACTTCGTGAACCGCCCCCTCGGAGAAGGTGACCAGGCGTGAAACAGCGCATCGACTGGTCCAAGCCCCAGCACTGCCGGGTGTGCCTGCGTCCCATGCGGAACCGCCGCGTCCGTAGTGCTGACGCCCCTGGGACTGTCGCACTGTGGTCGGGCGGGGCGTGCGAGATGTGCGCGAAGCGGATGCAGCCCTCAGGCCCTCGCCGGTCCCCGACCGTCCGTGAACTGGCGGCCGCCGGCCACCCATGCATCTCACCAGCACCCATGCCATCCCGAGTGAGGAGCTACCCGCTATGAGCGAGCCAACACCGAACGCCCTGGTCGTCAGGGAGGACTCGATGGCCCCGGCCGCCGTGCAGGCCCGCATCGCCTACGCCAAGAGCCTCGCCGCGTCGAGCCTCCTGCCCGACGCCTACCGGGAGCGGCCGGCCAACGTCCTGCTAGCCATCGAGTACGGGCAGGCCCTGGGCATCAAGCCGATCGCGGCCCTGAACGGCATCAACGTCATCAAGGGCAAGCCCACCATGAGCGCTGACCTGATGGCGTCCGTGGTCAGGAAGGCCGGCCACAAGCTCCGCATCAGGCAGGAGGGCATGAGTGTCCACGCCCAGCTGGTCCGCGCCGACGACCCAGAGTTCACCTATGAGGTCGTGTGGGACGAGGCGCGGGCGCGCCGAGCCCAGTTGTGGGGCCAGCGCGGCCCGTGGTCCCTGTACCCCGAGCAGATGCTCCGGTCTCGGGCGATCACCGAAGTCTGTAGGCAGGGCGCGTCGGATTGCCTGTACGGGGTCATCTACGCCCCCGAGGAGATGACCACAGAGGAGCACGGCCCCGGCGTGGAGGACTACCTGGGGCCTGACGACACGGTCGCCCAGCTCCGGCAGGAGTGCGAGGACCTGGTGCACCGGTTCGTCAGGAAGTTCGGGGGAGACCCCGAGCAGATCGCCCAGGAGTGGATGGACCAGGGCGGCACCGCCAACCCGCCGGCACTCACCGCGTGGCTGACCGCCCGCATCCCACAACCCCAACCCCAACCGCAGGAGCCCGCCGACGACGAGGTCGTCGAGGGCGAGATCATCGAAGAGGAGAACACCAATGACTGACACCCCAAAGTACGGGCAGGCGGAGGCGCTCGTGCGCGCCTCTGTCGGCCAGTGGCTCACCAAGGCGTCCAAGGCCGCCATGGACGACGCCAAGCCGTCACTCCTGGAGCACATGGGCCCCGGCGGCAAGCTCCACGCCTACGTCGGCGGCCTCGACGTCGGCACCGTGAGCGTGACTGACCCGAAGCCCCGTGAGGTCCTGGGGATCGCCGACGAGAAGGCGTTCACCGCCTGGGTCAAGGCCAACCACCCTGAGGCCATCACCGAGACGGTCGCCCCGTGGTTCTCCGCCGCCGCGAACCTGAACGCGCTGATTGCCAGCACCGGTGAGATGCCCGACGGCGTCGAGATCACCGAGCGTGTTGGTTCCCCGACGGTGCAGGTGCGCCTGTCGAAGGCGCAGACCGCGAACCTCGAGGCCCTGGCCGCAGGGTCCGCCATTGCCGCATACATCACCACCGGAGAGCCTGAGGAGGCCACCAAATGACCCGCATCACCACCACCGTTGAGACCGTCAGCATCACCGACATCAAGGCAGGCGACACCATCCTCCGCGATGGCGGGGAGCGCATCACCGTCACCGAGGTAATCAGTTGCGGGCCTCACCTCCTGACCTACCGAGATGCGAAGGGGCAGGATCGTCTGGCCTTCGGGGACTGTGCCCTGCGTGTCGTGCCGGAGAAGCCGGAGGAGCCCGCCGAGGAGCCGGTGTGGCCTGACGTCGACCTCATCCGCATCATCCGAGGCAAAGAGAACGGCAACTGCATCGACGGCTCCCTGGCCTACCGGATCGACGGCGGACACGGCTTCCGTCTCCTCGACGGCCCCAGGGTCGAATACGCCTTGGTCCACGACTTCGACGGTGACGCGATCTACGAGTGGGAGGAGGTCGTGCCCGTCGCCAAGTCCGCCATCCTCGCCAGCCTCGGCACCACGGACGACGACGAGCCCGAGAACAACACCGACGACGTCGACGACGAGGAGGAGACCGAGGACGAGGACGACTGCGATGGGTCCTGCCTGGCCTGCATCATCATGCGGCTCATCACCGCAGCAGCCGCAGGCAAGGGCAAGGAGGACGAGAAGTGAGCGCCACCTACCTCGTTGAGGTCATCACCTTCAACGACCTCCGCCCCGGTGACCGCGTCCTCTACCAGGGCGCCCCAGTCACCGTCACCGCCATCGGCATCAGCGCAGTCATCGCGTCCCTCACCGAGGCGACCTACACCACCGACGACGGCATGGTCGGGTCCATCCCGAAGATGATGTGCCCGCCCCTGTGCCGCATCGTCCCCGACACCCCACCCGCCCTGGAGGCCGCGTGAGCACCATCATCCTCACCGCCCTCGCATTCATCATCAGCCGCCGACGGAAAGGAGACAGGCCATGACCAGGCCCGACGCCAGCCTCACGGTCACCGGGTACGCCTCCCGTGACCCCGAGCTGCGGTTCACGCCCTCAGGCACGGCCGTCGCCAACGTCGACGTGCCCTGGACACCGCGCCGCTTCAACCGGAACACCAACCAGTGGGAGGACGCCGGAGACACCCTGTGGGTGCAGGTGTCCGTGTGGGGCGACGAGGCCGAGGCGTTCGCCGAGAACGTCTTCAAGGGGACGCTCCTGACGGTGCCCGGCCGGCCCCGCCTGTCCGTGTTCACCGGCCGGGACGGGACCCCCCGTGCATCCCTGGGGCTCTCCGCTGACGCTTGGGGCTTATGCCCGAAGACCCCACGCAACAACGGCCAGGCGCAGCAGGGCGGAGCGTTCGACTACGCCCAGCGGTCCGGCTACAGCGCCCCGGCCGGCGGTAGCGCCGACGACCCGTGGGCCACCGGGGGCCAGTTCAAGGACGAGCCCCCGTTCTAACCACACCACGGGGAGGCCCCACCCCTGGGGCCTCCCCACCAACCCCCTACCAAAACCGGAAGGAAGACCATGAAACTCCGTAACCTCGCCGCCGCCGTTGTCGCTGCCGCGGCCCTCACCCTGGCCGGCTGCTCGGCCGCCGACACCGCCTCCTGGAACATCAGCCAGGACAGCGACAACTTCAAGGTGACCCGCCGCGTGACGTTCGTCAACGGCATCACCGACAAGTACCTCCTGACCATCGAGGGCCTGTGCTCCATCAAGGACTCCAAGGAGGACAACTCCAAGGGCCAGCTCGAGGTCACCTGCAAGGTCGGTGACAACACCTACAAGAAGCACTTCCTGGGCCTGTCCGACAACGTCACCTACGTGGTGGAGCAGACCGAGGCGTCCAAGACCGACCCCTACCACTACAAGGTGGTGTACCGGCCTGAGACGCTGGTCCCGGACATCGACATCAAGACCAGCGGTAAGGAGGGCTGACCGTGAATCCTGATCGTTCGTTCGGTCAGCGGTTCAGTACCGCTATCGCTTACGTCATCATCGCCGCTACCGGGTTCGCCGTGTTCTCCCTCATCGTGTGGGGAATCGTGGCGATCTGGGTCCAGATCGGAGGAGCCCTGTCATGACCACCTGCCCATTCACTGACGTCGCTAAAGAGATTGCTGACGAGGCGTCCACACAGTTAGTGCTGCCACTTACGGCCGTAGGATTCTGGCACAGCGACCTCGCAGGGATCGTCCTTCGGGTCGACGAAGGCAGGACGCTCAAGAAGGGGGAAGGGGCCGCACTGTGTGGCTACCTTCGCGCTATCGCCTGGTGGGCCTCGGCACTGCTCGCAAACCTCGGTGTCGAGGATCCGGCGGCCGCGTTCGTCGCTGAGTGGGAGCGGGCCGCCGTCAAGCACCCTGGGATGACGCTCGACTGCGACGGCCCGACGGACGAAAACCGCTTCTACGCCCTGGCTGAGGAGGTGGGGGAGGTCGCCGCCTCCCTCACCTACGACAACAAGGCCGCCACGGGCCACGGGGCCGACACCATCGCCGAGGTCACCCAGGTCGGGGCACTCGCCCTCGCCTGGCTCACCCGCTACCAGGACGGGTCCCAAGCATGAACGCTATCCAACGACTCCAAGCCGCCCTCGACGACTACGACGATGACGAGCTCATGCGAATCATCGAGGACTCAGACCTGGATGATGTCAGGTACCTGCGCGACCTTGCTCAGGAAGCCCTAGACACTGCTGAAGAGTACAAGGATCGCGTTGAGCGATTGGAGGACCGGTGAACACCGTCGACTTGATCGCCAGCCTCATCAAATCAGGCCGCCACGAAGAGGCGATACAGGCCGTCAATGAACTTGTCGAGACTGCCTCCGCCCTTGAAAGAGAGAGGGAGGAGATGCAGACCCGCATCGCGGAACTAGAGGTCTACGAGGAGCGGGAGATGATCGGCGACCCGGCCGGGTTGGGTGGCCCAAGCATCAGTTCCTCGCTCAGGGAGCGTGACGTGGCCCAGGCTGACGCCGAGAACACCCGCTACCAACTCGACTGGGCGAATGAGCGCATCCGGGATTTGGAGAGCGATATCCGGTCCCACAAGCGTGTCTGCCCCATGTTCTGATGATCGGAGGAGAAGACCAATGAGCAACAAGACCACTATCCTCGACAAACTCAAGGAATACGAGAAGACCGGCCATTACCCTGGGGCGGTCGAAGACATCTACGCGCTCATCCACCACATCGCCGCCCTCGAAGAGGAAATCGACGACCTCAAGGAAGCCGCCGTCCCGCGCACGGTGGAGGGAGACGGTAGCGACCTACCCGCTGGGACCGTCGTCATCGACAAAATCGGCGACGCCTGGCGAAGGTACCGCCTGGAAGGGTGGGTGCCGACCGGAGATGGACCCTATGACTCCCTCCCGGAATCGGGTGGCCCCTACACCATCGTCTACACCCCTACCCCTAAGGAGAACACCAATGACTGAAGACACCGTCGGTTTCCAGCGCCGAGAGAACTCGGACCTCCGCCTGGAGGTCGAGCACCTACGAGAGAAGACCGAGCTCATGGGGCAGGAACTTGCCGTCCTGCGTGAGCGCGACTTCCTCGGCCGGCTCCTCGAAGAGCGGCACACGGCCAAACGGATATCCCTTCTCCCCTACCTCAAGCAAATGGTCGCCGACATCAGTGATGACCGGATCGTTGAGGAGGCGAAGGCCGGCAACACTGGCCGTATCCGCACCATCCGCGGCGTCGCCATCGAACTGCTCTGCCAGTTGCAGGAGCTCTGCGATGAGCTTCAGCGGACGCGTGATCTTGTCCCGGAAACCATCGACGGCGGGGAGGACTCACGAGACGCGGCTGAGGGGACGACAGTCGTCGACCCTGACGGGGAGCCTTGGGTGTTCGATGAGGGCGGCTGGGTGCGCCTGTACCCATACTGCGAGGAACTGCGACACGAGGAGCTACAGGAGCAATACGGCCCCTACACCATCGTCTACACCCCCAAGGAGAACACCAATGAGTGACGAACTGACCTCGAAGCAGGTCATCGAGGGTATCGAGTCCGCCATTACCGACTGGGAATTTGATGGCGACTATCGAGGCTATTGGGATGAAATGGCCCAGCAGACAATGGTCGACGACCTGCGCACCCTCCTCGAAATCACCAAGACAGCCCTAGAGCCGAACATGACCGTCCGATGCCAGAGCAGCATCACCCACCCCGGAGCGACGATGCGCCTCAAGACGGATCACGTCTACATCCATGTCTTCGATGACCAGTTTGCCGTGACGTGCGACCCATGTGGCACTCAGAGCGTGACAGTCGAGGTGACCGGCCAGGTGATGTTCGGCCTGCGGGCACTGCCGGATGACGGCGATATCGTGGAGGGCGCCCGATGAGCACCGTTGACCGTACTGCCAACCCATACGAGATCGGCGTCGCCTACGTCGACGGCAAGCCCCTCGGCAAGGTCATCCGCTCCGACTTCGTCGAGGAGCCCAACGACACGGGCCTGCTTCGAACCATCATGGAGAAGTTCTTCGTGGAGGAGTCGCTCGCGCTCTCCGCTCTGTCTTACTGCAAGGGCGGCTACGAGATCACCCTCTCCGACGACCATGAGCGCAACCGTACGATCATCACCATCGGCCCGGCGGGGTGTCACCCGTGACTGACGGCGCTGAGCCGCTGGTGGACACGCAGGCCGCGATCCTCGCCGCCGGGGTCTCCAAGCGCACCCTGCACCGCAGGGTCGCCGCCGGGGGCCCCCAGCCCGGCGGCCGGGGGCGCGGGGGGGGCGCCCCCGCCCGCCCCAG